TTCGTGTAAATGACGGCGGGTATCGGGTGGTCCGTTGACCGGAAAAGGATTTCATCTCGGCCTGATCGATGATCCGCATAAGAATTGGCAGGAGGCACAGTCATCTACAATCCGCAATATGATCAAGGACTGGTTCGATTCGACATTTTACACGCGTGCCGAACCGGGAGCCACGATCATTATACTGGCCTGTATGACTGGCGACACGCCAGTTCTAATGCTGACGGTACAGAAAAATATCTAAAAAATATTCGCCAAGGCGATGTAGTGGCCACATACAAAAATGGTCAACTTACGGAATCAAAAGTGGTGAATTGGGTAAATAATGGTCTTGATAAAGTCTTTACTATTAAGACAACTTCTGGTATAAAAGTTAAAGCAAATCAAAGACATCCGTTCCTTGTCAATGAAAATGGAGTTAAAAAATGGATACGACTGAAAGACTTACGCCAGGGTTACGAAATCTACCGGGTCAATGGGGAAAATGGAAAGGCAAAACATGCAAAACAGATGGATGCAACAAACCTGTTGTATGCAGAGGATACTGTGCACATCACTACAATAAGAAGCGGTGGGCAGATGGTATCCGGCCGCCATCTGCCGCCAAACAATACCAGGCAGGCAAGAAATCAAAACTTAAAAAACGTTATGGAATCTCTACGGAGATTTATAACCAAATGTTTACGGCACAAAATGGTTGTTGCGCTATTTGCAAACGTCCTCCAAATAAATCCAACAATCCATCCTCCTGGAGAAACGTGTTGTGTGTTGACCACTGCCACGACACTGGAAAAATCAGAGGACTTCTCTGCAACGACTGCAACCTACTCCTTAAACGAGTTGCCACCACCGATGTTCTCGAAGAAGCTATCAAATACATCAGATTTTATTCTGGAGAAAATTGAATCAATAACTTATGCGGGAATAGAGGAAGTATTTGATGTTCAGATAGCAGAAACGGAAAATTTCATTGCTAATCAATTAGTTAGTCATAATACCAGGTGGCATGAAGACGACCTGATCGGTTATCTGCTCAGGGAGAAGAAGTCTGACGGCTGGTTTAATATCAGGATCCCGGCGATTGCCGAGGAATACCAGAACAAAGAGACCGGTCTTATTGAACCCGATGTTATGGGGCGCAAAATAGGGCAGGCACTTTGTCCACAGCGGTACGACGAGAAAGCATTGAGCCGTATCAGAATGAATATGTCGCCGATGATGTGGAACGCATTATTCCAGCAACGGCCCGCGCCGATGGAAGGAACGATCTTTCTGAGAAAAAACTGGAAGTATTACAAGGCACAGCCGAAGTGCCGGTTTATTGTCCAGTCATGGGACACAGCCAGTAAACAGAAAAGCAAGGGTAGCGACACGGCGTTTTCTGTATGCCAGACGTGGGGTATTTCGGAAGAGGGCGCAGTACTTTTGAGCCAGTGGCGCGATCGGGTGGAATTCCCGCAATTGGTCCAGCAGGAAAAGATCCAGTTTCTGAAATGGCGGCCGAATGTTGTGGTGATCGAAGATCGTGACTCCGGTCAGGCGCTGATCCAGACTATAAATCAGGACACGACAATGATTCAACCAATTATTCCGTTTTATCCGGATATGGACAAGGTGATTCGCGCGCAGGCGGTTTCTCCATGGCATGAAGCCGGCAGAGTCTTTGTTCCGGATCCCACTGTTGAAGGTAATCAATGGGTGGCGGACTTCATCGATACATGCGCTACTTTTCCCAACGCGCTGTATAAAGACGAGATCGACTGCATGAGCCAGGCGCTTACTTACATTATGACAATGGCCATGGGTGGCCGGGTCATGTCCGCGGGCCGCCGAAAGTCCAGTGAGATCTTGACACAATTCCGGAGATTGATGTAAAAATATAGTCTCACCTGTTACGTCTCATAAGTTAGATTATGTCTATTTGGCTGATATTATTAGACATTTGACGACAAGTCACCACTCTATCAAAAAAAACTTGACATTTCCGCAAATTTTGACAGCACAAATCATAAGCTCTGAATTTTTGTTTTGACCTGAATTCATTGAACTGGACTGAAAGGAGCTGATATGTCGCGCGCCAGAATTATTGTCTACGTCGTAATATTCTTTTTTCTTCTCGCTGCACTTTCCGCTGTTTCCAACTGGTACGGCAAGACACTTACTTCCTCAACAACAGAATATATCCGCCTGCCCCAGCCTAAGTCCGTTACCAAAATCAAAGAGGTCGCCGTTCCCGGGCCGCCGGTCATTATCACCCTGGATAAAATAGAAGCGGTCAAGAAACTGGATCTTCCGGACTGGGTCAAAAACGATACCAATAAACAGGTAACTCAATCCGGCGAGGTCGCGCCGTATGAAGGCGTGACTGATGTGGAGGCGATATTCGATATGCAAACCGGCAAGACTGAACTTATCGCCAAACAGAAATCCCTGCCCTTCTTTGCCTTCGAAAATAAAAAAGAGCTGAGTATCCGCGCCGGATATTCGACTGATGACTGGAAAACACGATCGACAGTTTCCGGACGCTGGAAATTTTTCCGCGTCGGCAGTGCGCATCTGGGTCTGTATGGCGAAGTAAATAGTCGCGGTGAAGGTATTGGACAGTTGGAACTTACATATCAATTCTAGGAGGCAGAAATGAAAAAGCAAACTACCAGATCAAAATCAAAAAAGTCGTTAAACCGGTCGCAGTCAAGAAACCCAATTTTATTAAAACATTTTTCCGTAAGTTGTACGATATTTTCATCGGTTCAAGTTGGCAGACAACTCTGATCGGGTACGGCATTGCCCTCGGTCTCGGATTTCAGGACTTCCTGGTCAGCAGGGATTTTTCCAAACGCAACCTGATTATCTGCGTGGGGATCGCCCTACTCTCTCGTCTTATGAAAGACGCCAATAAGACCGGTGTGTAATTTATAAAATAAATATTTAGGGAGAATGAATATGACAACAAAGAATATTAATGCTCTGGATATCATACAAGAATCCAGTATTTTAACAACTAAAGACTGGGAATCTTTATTTGTTATCAAAGATGAGTTGAAACATACATGGGAAACTGTACAGGTGTTTCGTACTCGTACTGAAATGGAAGTTTCTGTTTTACAGGATCTAAAACATCCGACTCCTGATGCCAAGTATTGGCAAGCTATCAGGGAACAGAATGTCATGTTTACAGAACTTGTCACCCTCTCTTATGAATACAGGAAGAAAGCGGTTGAGTTAAAAAAACTTAATAGAGGGTTAATAGAAGAAAAAGACGAACTTGAGAAGGAGTTAAAGGAAATTGAAATAGAACAAGCTGAGTGGATTATGCTCCAAATGGAGCGTGTAGCCCATGATCGCATTAGAGAAATATTAGAGTGGAGTGCTATTAAAACAAAATTAATTCCAGATATGAAACATGGTGTTGAAGATGTGAATAAACATCAATTTGAATCTTTCCATACACGATTTAACGTAGAAGCAAATAACATGACCGAGTTCACACCTCCAGCCGATAGAATCAATTTAGCTGGGAAGGCGATTACAATTAATAGAATTGCAAAGGAAAAAGGACTCATCTTAGAGGAGAAGAAAAATGATAAAATATGTTAATGTATTATGGAGCGGGAAAGGATTTATCACGCATGACGACTGTAAGGTTTTAAAATTTGAATATTATGAAAATGTTATGAAAATAACAGGTGAGGAAGATGATGTTGATGCGTGGGTAGAAAGAGTTGGCGGAACAATAATGCCGGAAACTGATGCCTTAGAATATATAAAAATATACAAATTAGCAGGTTGGAGACTCAGATTGAAGAAAAAATATCGGAATACTAAATTTAATTTCTAAGAAGGAAAAGCTTTCCGAAGGATAATATAATGAGTGGAATTTGGTCATCAGGTGGTAATCTTAATACAGCTAGATATTATTTAGCCGGCGCTGGCACACAAAATGCTGGTTTGTGCATGGGTGGTTATACAGGCAGTGCCTATTCAAACGTTACAGAAGAATATAATGGAACAACTTGGTCAACTCGCTTAGGTTTTTTTCGACAGTAGGATCGGGG